GCTTCGTTCCAATTAGCCTGATTCCAGGTTAATCGGCCCCATCCTGAAGATACCGACATGGTCGGCCTCCTATGCTAATCTAATGATTGCGCTGCTTGCGTCTGCTGTTGGAAATTCTATTTTAAAAGTTCCATTACTAGCTGTCTTGTCACCACCAAATGCAATTATGCAAACAGCATCTGTTGTGCTTGAACCACCGTTTGTTGTTGTATTGTATATCATTGCACCATTTGCAGTAAAAGAAGCTGATGTATAAGTTACATCAGAAAAGTCTGTAAAAGCTGTTGTTGAAGATAATGAAACACCTGCATTTGTAAGAGTTGCTCCACCTGCAGTGTATGCAGATCCTGATGTATTTGTAATTTCTTCTGACGTTGAATAGTCTGTTGTAGAAGCTCCTAAAGAAGCGTCACTATCAAATAAAGCTAATTTAAAAGTGTGTCCACCTGAAGATTCAAAACTGTGTTTACCTTGTAAAAGCTCTTGTTTAAAGCTTGAACATATTGCTGATGATATTGCCATAATTTATCTCCTACGGGTTTGCTGAGTTTACTGGAATACGAACAGCACCATCTGTGTAGTCATCTCTTCGTCTTCTGCCAACTTGTTCATTAGCAAACTTCTGTACTTCTTGTTTATATTTATTTTCATAAAGTGTCAACATATCTATTGGACCTTTTAAAAATCCATATGCCTCTGATAAACAACAATATAAAAGCCCATTTGGAAAGTTAAGACTGATATAATTAGTATCATTATTTTCTAAAAGATCAGGCATTTTGTTAAAATGAACTCTAAATCTATATGTAGTATTTGGGGTAGGCGCTACAAATATTCTACCTGATGTAGTATCAGATTCTCCAGTTGCACCACCAAATGCAGCATAATATTTAGGTTGACCTTGAGCTGCTGATGTTCCAGTTATGTCTTGATATTCTTGAAGATAAGACATATCTTTTTTCTCTAGCCATCTGTTAGCTCCTGTAATTTCAGATCCTGCAGTATCATATACTTGTATACCTCTAATAAATAAACATCCTGCTGGTGCATTAATAGATTCTTGACCAGCAACAAAATTACCTAATTGTTGTTTTCTATCTGCATCTATAGGTACATCTCTAAAAATTCTATATTGTGCATTTAAAATTATATTTTCTAAAACAGCATCTGTTAAAACATTTGAATCTGTTTCAGTATAACTTCTTATTTGTGTTTTTAATCCTGATGCACTTAATCCTGCCATTATGCCATCCTCGCTAATTCTCTACATTTAGGACAACGATGTTTATATTTATTGTGTTCATCGCAATAACCTTTTTTAACTTCTTCATACAAAGTAAGATGTGGATCTTGTTTTTCAGGTTTAAATATATTTTTAATCCAATTCCAAATTTTATTTATCATGCTACTACTGTGACTGGCCCTGCTGAAGCTATGTCACCTCCTCCTTTTAATGTTACTGAAGCTGTAACTCCAGAACTAAACGT